GAAAGGCTGTTAAATTTGGAGAGGAAGCCCCGGCAGAAGCTCCGCAAGTAATAGAAGAAGAACAAATAAATTTAAATTAAAATGGCAACTACTGGCATTATGAACGGAACCCTTTTAGGGGTTTACTCAGCAAGCACTCTAATAGCTCACGCTACAGAGGGCTCTATTTCTCTATCTATGGATACGAGAGACGCAACTACTAAGGACAGCTCCGGCACAAGAGACTTACTAGAAGCAACTAAAAGCGGTACTATTTCAGTATCTGCACTATACGCAGAAGACGCAGCTTACGGAGTGCAGGAACTTATGACAGCTTGGAGCGCACGTACAGCGCTTACTGTTAAGTTCTCTACTGAAGTAAGCGGAGATTACTACTGGTCTGCTTCAGCTTATGTAACCTCTTTGGAAGTAAATTCCGGAATGGAGGACAATGTAAGCTATTCAGCTACGTTTGAGCTAACTGGCGCTATAACTTACGATCAAGTATCTTAATAGCAAACACTAAACACACTTAAAGCAAATGGTTAAATACGTAGAAATAGGAGGCGAAGAAAGACCGGTAAAGTTCGGCTTCGCTGCTTTAATGGAATTTACCGAGGAGAACGGCTACACTATGGCCGACCTTGATAACCTCGGCGAAAATATGAAGCTAAAGGATGCACTCTTTTTAGTTTGGTGCGGTTTAAAGCACGGGGCTAGGGTAGAGAAAAAACCTTATAGCTATAGCATAGACGATATAGCGGACTGGCTAGACGAACAGCCGGAAGCTATGGAGAAGGTCCTAAACGTATTTAGCTCAAGCTTTGGAGCCTCGGAAGAGGAAAAAAAGTAAACGGGGCGCCGGGCAATAGCTCGGCAGCCCCTTTAACTTTTGACTACTACCAGGAGCTAGCCCTTGGGCAGTTAAACTGGACACCGGAAGCATTTTACAATGCTACGCCTAGAGAGTTAAATAATGCCTTGAAAGGCTTTTTTAATTTGTACGAAATAAACCAGCAGCAAAGCTGGGAGCGGGAGCGCTGGAGTACTACTATACTAGTAAACTTAGAGCTACCAAAAAACAAAAAGATAAAGCCCAAAGATCTTACGGTATTTCCTTGGGAAAAGAAACACAAAGAAGCAAAGCTAAGTAAAGAACAAGCTAAAGCAATACTAAGCAAATGGCAAAAAGAAGCGTAGCGAGTACTAACATTAGCATAGGTGCTAACCTATCCGGCCTACAAAGGGGCCTAAAGATAGCACAGCGTAGCCTTAAAAGGTTTGGCGCTAGTGCTAAAAGAATAGGTAGTAACATTACTAGAAATGTTAGTGTACCTTTTGCCGCCGCAGGTGCAGCCGGTGTAAAGATGGCTACGGACCTAGAGACTAGCTTTAGCAAAATAGAGAATCTTGTAGGTATTACGGGCAAGGCGCTAGACGATTTTAAGACTAGCGTAAAAGGCGTAAGCGCTGCAACGGGGCAAAGCCAACAAGCATTAAGCGAGGCACTCTTTACGGTGGCCTCCGCAGGTCTACGAGGGGCAGAAGCTACCGAAGTATTAGAACGATCCGCTAAAGCTTCTGCTATTGGTTTGGGAGATACCCAACAAATAGCGCAAGCTTTAACGGGGGTACTACAAGCCTACAGCAAAGAAGGCCTAACGGCAGCGGAAGCTACCGACACTTTAACGGCTATAGTAAGGGAAGGTAACCTAGAAGCGGAAAGCCTAGCTCCTACCCTTGGGCGTATAGTGGGTATAGGTTCGCAGCTAGGTATTAGCTTTAAAGAACTGGGCGCTAACATAGCGACCTTTACGCGCTTGGGTGTACCTGCAGAGGAGGCCGTAGTAGGTTTACGCGGTGTAATGACTAGCTTCTTAAAGCCTACGCAAGACGCTGAAAAGGCGCTAGCTACGATAGGCTTAACTTCCGAGGACCTAAGAAACAAGGTAGGAGAAGAGGGCCTACAGTCTACGCTAGCTTTTCTTACCGAAAGCTTTAAAGGAAACGACGAAGCGCTAGTTAGCGTATTTGGAAACGTAAGAGCTCTTAGTACTGTATTGGGTACGGCGGGAGCCCAGGGCGAAGCCTACGCAGATGTACTAAACAACATAAGCAACAGCACCGGAATAGTAGACGACGGCTTTAAAAATGTAAGCCAAACAAGCGGTTTTAAATTCCAGCAAACGCTAAACAGTTTAAGAAACGCAGGTATAGAGTTAGGGGCTGCTTTACTGCCTTTAGTTACTAAAATAGCGCAGTTTATTACTAAGGCTATAAATAGCTTTAGAGATCTTAGCAGCGAAACAAAAACAGCTATACTAACTATAACCGCTTTAGTAGCGGCTAGCGGTCCTATAATAACCGGTATAGGAATGATTAGCGCAGTTATAGGCGCTTTACTTTCTCCAGTAGGTTTAGTAATAGGGGCTATAGTTTTACTTATTGGGTTAACTATTAAATTTTGGGATGAGATAAGGCCAGTACTAGTAAAGACTATAAACTACTTTATAGACCTCTATAACGAGAGTACATTATTTAGAGGGGTTATACAGTATGCTATTCTAAGCTTTAAAAACCTTTGGACGATAGTAAAAGCTGTTTTTGGCGGCTTATTAGATTATTTAAAAAGTGTAGGCGAGTTTTGGGTAGCTGTTTTTACTTTCGACTATCAAGGAGTAAAGGCGGCTATTAAAAAAGGTATAGGTGTAGTAGCTGACGTTATCGACGAAACTATAGACGGCATTAAAGATAATTTCGACGATGCCCTAGAAAACACCTTTACCCCTAAAGAGAAGATAGAATTTGTTACCGAGGAGGGACTACAAAAGGGAATAGATAATATAACGGAACCCGTTAAAAAAGCTTGGGCAAAGCTTACGGGTATGTTCACTTTTGCCGGTGGTGCAGGTACTAGTACTCCTAGTACTACTACTACTGAAACTACCGAAGACGCAGGAGTAACCGAGGAGCAAGTAACTACTACCCAAGATAGGCTAAGTAAAATGGCTTTAGCTTGGCAGCAGTATAGCGTACAAGTGCAAGCTAACTCAGAAATGGCCGCCCAAGCTATTACTAATATGGTAGATAGTATTATACACGAAGGTATAATGCGACTAGGCGAAAGCTTAGTTACTGGACAGTCAGCTTTTGAGGGCTTCGGAGTATTTGTATTAGGAGCTTTTGCAAGCACAGCAGAGCAGCTAGGTAAGATGGCTATTAGTATAGGTTTTACTGTAAGCGCTATACAAAAAGCTTTAGCGAGTATGAGCGGACCGGTAGCAGTAGCCGCAGGGGTAGCCCTTCTAGCTTTAGCGGGAGCTGCTAGGGGTAAGATGAAACAAATAGCAGCTAACCAACAGCAAGTAAAATTAGCGAAAGGGGGGTTAGCCTATGGCGAAAGTTTAGCTGTAGTCGGAGACAATCCAAATGCTAGAATGGATCCGGAGGTAATAGCGCCACTAAGTAAGCTGCAAGGAATGCTAGACAAAGCCAACGGAGGAGCTGTAGAGGTGTACGGACGCATAAGCGGCCAGGACATCCTCCTAAGCTCCGAGAAAGCAGGAAGAGTAAGAACTAGATATAGAGGTTTTTAATAGATGGGGGTAAGATTACAAAGCGAATTCCACAGCTCAACCAATAAGCTCTATAAGATAGAGATATACCAGGAAGGCTATACCGCAGGTATTACTTCTTTTACGGTAGCGAGCGACGGCTTTACCTTGGACTACTCCGGAGAAACCGACGACATAGTAAGCCCTATAATTGGCTCTAGGTGTACGATAAACGCCTATAACGAAGTAGGGGCTTTCGACAGCTTTATAAATAAGCTAACCAATAGACAAGAGCACCTATTTTACGTTAAGATAAGTTTAGACAGCGGGAGCGGTTATAAAACTTATTGGACCGGTGTAGTTACGCAAGATCTTATAAGCGAGCTAGACGAAAGTAAGCCGCGTATATTCCAAATAGTAGCTACGGACGGAATAGGCCTACTAGCTAACAAAGAGTATCAAGAGCTAACAAATCAAACAGTAAAGGACTTTTTAGAAGATGCTGTAGGAGCTATAGGCTTAGACGAGATTTACGCAAGTACCGATACCTTTTACGCTACTGCTGTAAATGTTTGGGACATACAGCAAGTATACAGCGCTAGTACGGACGTTACTACTATAACCAGGTTTGATCCTAGGGTATACAGCTCTAAAGATGAGGACGGAACTATAACCTACTCTAATTACTTAGAAATACTTAAAGAGCTTTGTATAGCCTTTGGCGCTAGGTTCTACCAAAAAGACGGGGTTTATCATTTTGAGCAATACCTAGAAAGGACAAGCTCTAGCAGGACCGTATTTTATTATAGGTTCGACGGAGCCTTTTTATTGTCTCAAAGCGAAAGCGACGACGTAACGCTCGACGGTACGACTACCGGAGGGGCTAGGCTTTCGGGTAATAGCTATACTTACTTACCTGCTATGCAGAAAGTACAAGTAAGCTACAACCAAGAGCGAGCAAATAACTTG